TCATCATAATCAACTTTCTCATTGTCTAAGATATCTTTCAGTCGTTTATGAAAACCACCTGCAATCTTTGTTTTATCTTTCTTGTCTGTTCTAAAAGTAATGACCGTACATCTGGAATGTATGGGTGCAATAATCTTGTTAATGAAATTACAAGTAAAGATAAATCGACAATGTTTAGAAAAAGTTTCGATAAAGTTTCTCAGTGCAGGTTGCACGGACTCTGGATTCATATAGTCTGCCTCATCAATGATGACAACTTTAGGACCAGATTCACTCAATGATACTGTCGAAGCAAAGTTTTTAATATTGTTTCGTACAGTATCAATTGAACGACCCTCATCAGAACCATTCAGTATGATATAGTCACAACCTAATTGTTCGCACAAGGCACGAGCAACTGTTGTCTTGCCCGTACCTGCTGTGCCTGATAACAAGAGATTAGGTATTTCACCTTGTGCCAGAAACGTCTTAAAGGTTTCTTTAAGTGCATCTGGTAGAATACAATCATCTATTGTACGTGGGCGATATTTCTCAACCCATAAAAAGTTATCGTTTTCAACCACGATTAACTACCGTATTTCGATGTTTGTTCTAGTGCAATCCAATACTCTACAGGTTTCGAACGGTGTTTGAAATGACTGATTAGTGATTTTGATATTTCGACATCATAGTCACCATCAATCACTTTAAAGTTCTCTGCCTTAAAATGAAAAGTAAAGTCTGCAGGTGCATTGTCTCCTACTTTGACTGAATAATCGTTTGATGTTGAGTTTTTACTATCAACTGCTGTTAGAAAGATATCACCTCCAGATTTAGCAGTAACAGTAATGTCAGGCAACTGCATGACTGCGGATGCCTTTTTGACCTTTGATAGATCAGTTTGTGTTAGTGTAAATGACACATCAACAGGTGGCATTTTAATATCTTTGGTTGGTGATACTAACACAGATGGATCACTGAAATAGTATTTCGTTTTTGTAGAAACACCATCTTCATTGATGACCATATTTTTCTCATCGAATTTCAACACAGGTTTAGAAAACAAACCAAGAGTACCCAAAAACTCATGTAAGTCATAGATACCCATTTCTTGCGGAAATTCTTCTTCGATCTCAGCTTTTGCTAAGATGTTCTTCATTGTAGAGATAGTGGAAAGTTTCTTACCTGGATTAACTAATAAGTTTTGATTAATCTCAGCAAAATTCTTTAATACTTCTCTAGTGCTTTCGCTTATTTGCATTGTTTTGCCTTTCACTTGTTATCAATAATATAATGTAATGTATGGCTTTGAATAAATCATTTTCATTCTTACCATTCTTCTTACCATATCTGGCAAGATATTTCATCGCATTACCACGACTAAAATCCGATGCAATACCTATACTTTGAAATAAGTCTTGCACCTGAATATCTTTAGAGGAATAGTGTTGACCATATGTAGATTCAATATAGTCTTCTATCTCTTTTAGAATTTTCTGTTCATCATATTTAAACATCATTCTCCATTATATCAGGTTTTATATTAACTGTCAAGGTTTACTATTTTTTTATCTGTAAACTTTGATCTAGTTGTTGGTAAATATTCAAACTCAACACTAATACCATGTGGTTTAAATAACCATGTCAATGTATCCATGTACATTTTTTCTTTTATTTTAAACCAGGCATTTTGTTTATCTGAATCTTTAAAGTAAAAGAGAATCTTATAGGTATCAATAGTTATACCCTCGTTGATATATTCATACATCTTTTCAACAGATTCAGTGATACCAAACTTATCACTTGAAAATGTTCTACAAAGAACTCCTGTCTTTTTATTTTCTTTTTCAATTATGTCTTTTAAAACTTTTCTGTCATCAGTACCTTGACCATAATCAATCCAGGTAGTGTCGCTTGGATTCTCTTTGTTGTATATTTCTTTTGCAATTTTGTTAATCTCTCTACTTTCAACAGTATTAACGTTCATTCGTTTTTTATATGCAATGACTTCAGCTGATTGAAGATCATAACCATGTAACAAAAGTGAACCAACTTGTTGACCCATTGTTTCAATATTTGTTTCTAATCTAGGATTCTCACTTCTTGGATTTAAAAATCCAGCAAGCATTTCAACCTCAAGGTCTGTCCAATCTTTATGGATATCGTATGGTATTTCTAAAACAGGCATCAAACCACTTCTTCCGTGTTTTGATTTTCTAGCTGCTTTAATAGAGTGATTACCATCAATTGTTAAATCACCCTTTCTACCTCGATATGTTCGATCTTTTAGAGTAACTGTTAGTAAGTGTTCTAAAGTATTTTTAGTATTAATAATGTCTTTTAAATTATTAACATGATCACCATCGATAGTAAAATCACGTATTTGTAAAGCAAAATCAGGTAATTCATCTAATTTCTTATAAGTAATTTTAACACCACAAAAAGATTTATCATCAGATTGATTTATATTAGAAATCTCTTTAGCAATATCATCCATTAACTCTGGATCTGCCTTTACCATACTAGATGCACCGTTTGTTTTGTTATAGTACATCTCATTGTTAGCAGCGTCAACATCTTTCAGATTTCTATATTCAACTTGCTTCATATAGTTCTCAGAACCATACATAAGAACTTCATACTTAAACTCACCATCTGGATGAGTAAAGTCTGCATTAAAATCTTTGTTTGTTGATGAATGATAATAACCATCATATGGTTTACCCTTATGATAACCAATATAGATTTTTTGATTTTTTAAATTTGTAAATTTATATACAAACGCTTCGGAATCATTACCATCGTATGGTATGTCTTTTTCAATTATTTGTTTTGGTAGTTCTTGCATAATTCGCCTCTTTCATAATATATTGTTTAGTATGCTATCAGGATAAACCTGATCTGTCAAGTATAAGGGGGTGGACATTGCTGTCGCACCCCCACATTTAATTATTGGATTTCAATTTGTCTTGGTTTCTTTTCTTCAGGAATAATTTTCTCTAAAGAAATCTCCAATAATCCATTTTCAAATTTAGCACCTTGAACTTTCATCTCATCAGATAGTGTCCAAGACCTTTCGAATGATCGAGTAGAAATGCCTTTATATAAAAATTCTTCATCATTTTCTACTAAATCTTTTTTAGATTTCACTGTTAGAGTATTCTCTTTAACTTCTACGTCAACAGTGTCTTTACTCCAACCAGCAATTGCTAATTGAATTTTATAGTTCTCACCATCTTTTGATTTGATTAAATTGTATGGTGGATATGACGGTGCAGGTGTATCTAGTAACCTGTCAAAATCGTCAAAGAGTGAATCGAAACCAATTGAAAATGGTCTCAGTTTATTAAATGTAGTTAGTGTCATTTGTTTTTGCCCTCCTTAGCGGCATATTATAGAACCCTTCATGGCGTTCTATTAATAATATAGTGACTAATTTTATTTTTTCAAGTGGGGGTGCGTCACCAGGCACCCCCTTAATTTGATACCGAGAGGCGGCATCAGTAGGTCTTACGGACTGCCTACATAATTATATATGTAAGTAAGGGGCATATGCCCCAAACTTTATTTCTTTTTTGGGCGACCTCGTGTTTTAGTCTTTTTAACTTCTTCAGTGGTTGTCGAATTATTACCATTCACACTGTGAGCGATAAGTCCCATTGCCACAAGCAAGACTAAAATAATATAAGGTGCGGATTCGTATATAGTCATAATTAACTAGTATAAACGATTTGACCTGTTGCGGCTAAACCAGCTGCAATGATCTCTTTTGTAGGTGCTCCGATTCTATATGATGTACCATTAGTTGATTTATTAATGTATACCATATGACCTTTTCTTCTCAAACCATCAACGACAGTTCTTGGAGATTTAAACCCATATACATTTTGAGCTTGTGTCCATGAGATGGATTCACCTCTTAGTAGTGCATTTAAGAACTTTTGTGTTCTTGTTAGTGCTTTTCTACCCATATTACTATTCTCCTTATTTGTTGTTGATGTCATTTCCATAACGACATCTTTTTGTTTTTCCTTAGGTGACACCTTGTCACTAAGTATATTGAAAAACGATTTTAGCATTTATTCACGCTCCATTCTTCGTTTTTGTGCTTTTCTCCATCTTCGAATATTCTCTTTATTTTCTTTGAGCCTTTTCTCAGATGGTTTTTCATAATAACGTCTTTCTTTCAATTCTTTGATAATACCCTCTTTGAGCATTTTCTTTTTTAAAACACGAATTGCTTTTTCGACATTATTGTTGAAAACTCTTACTTCAATAGCCAATTAATCACCTCCTTTAAGTTGACCATTTTACTTCTTTAGTTTTTGGTTTTTGAACACCATCAACTAAATCTCTTAATCTCTTTATTTCTAAATCTTTCAATGCCATTTCTCTTTTATAATCTGATTTCAGATCACTATATTTGGTATCTAATCGATTTACTTTGTCTTCTAAATCTTGTTTATCTCTTTCTAAATCTTTAATATCATTATCCATACTATCGATTTCCATTCGATACTTGTCTTCTAAATCTCTTGCGGCTTTATGTTTACCACTTTTGTCTGCCTCAATCATCATACCTTGATGTGTGTGGGCAACTTCATTCATAAACTTTTTCATTAACTTACCAATGTAATCTGTTTTAATGACTGGTGTTGCATTGATTATATCATTAATCTGTTTGTATAATCGATTTAAACTTTCTGTATTATCTTGGACTTTAAAACCAAGTATTTTTTCAACCTCATCATCCATGACCGAGAGTTTTTCATTAATACTTTCAAAGAAAGATTTATAGTAATGTTCATCTTCGGTCATTATGCCAGGCGCCTTGGGAGACGCCTGGTTGAGGTCTACATTACGGATAGGTTTTAAACGATCACTTGTATTCATATTAAAAGTCTTCGTTCTCCTCACTATCATTGGAAACCATTTCCTCAGGTTGATTTAATTGACTGAGGTCTTCACCTGCATCGACTTTGGTATACAGGTCAAGGAAACTGTTTTTAGTGTCTTCATCAAATCTGTTAGTACAAACTTGGATTGCCTTCATCTTGTTATTAAAGATTGCATAGGCATTGGCAATGTGAACAATACGTCTGGTAGAAATGATCTCATCAATACCACCGTCATAGAAAGTTTTTCTAATCACGTCTGCCCATTTGACAAGGTTTTGAGCAAACTCTTTGTCTTTGATACCAAGACCCTCGAATACTTTCAACACAATGTTTTCTTCAATCTTTATTGAAGGATAAGACTGTTCAAAAGTAATTGGAAATCTTTCTAAGAACGCCTCGTTTAGAACATTAGTACCGATAAATCGACCGTCATCAGAACCTTTACCTTTAGTGTTCGCAGTAGCAATCACATTGAACCCTTTGGCAGGTTCGATGTATTCGTTGATCTTTTTTAAGAACACACCTTTACCTTCTAAGATCGGTTG